ATTCTGCTTCTCATTTTCTCGTGGTACTGGTGGCGCACCTGTAGAGGCAGAGGTTGTACCCTGCGTCTGGAAAGCTGGCTTTGCAATAAAGTCATACATCTTCTTGGCAGCGTAAACACTCGCCAATGTAGCAGCAACTCCCAAAAGCAATTTTGGAGCACCAATCTTCTTCTGCACTCTTTCACCTAACCAACGCATCTGCGCACGGCAGGCATTCAGTGCTACTTGGTCTGGAATGAACTCTCGCATAATTGCATCCTGAGTCATATCCAGGCGGAACAGGTGGCACAAAAAGCCACTCACAGCGTGGTAACTTAGGATCTTTGTGATAATAGCTAAAATAGCATACTTCACCAAGTCCAATAAGTACATAGTACGCGTGGGAGCGATGGGGCCTTCGTAATCGAATGCTTGGACCTCAACATCTACACATGGCTCACATTCACACACCATGGTGTTCATGTAGCACTGTTTGCAAATGACTATATTCTTCATACCAACATCACAATCATCAACCTTCTGTTGGACTGTGGAATGCTCTACTGCAACGCGCGAAAACCAGCTCAAAAACTTGTTCACATCATCAAAGACGTGGATAGTTTCTAACTGGCCTTGTTGGCGCTCACGTTCGGTACCCGCTGGCACGACACGCTTAATCTCAAATGTCCAATAATTTGGCCACTGACCATCTTCCATTTGAACGGCTGACGAATCAAGCATACACGCATCTTTGGTGTACTCAGGTTTGGGCTTTACGTCGATGACAAATGGCAAGCGACGTTGCACCGCAAGCGGTGTCTGAAAGTAGTGAAATGCATTAAGCGTTTCACAGTTGGTAGTCGCAATGACAAATTCAGCACGCATGGGCGTTCGCCCCTTATCTTCCAAACTGGCTTGATCGGGTACGAATGGCACATTGTTGACCACTTGGAGCATCTCCATAATGGTCGGATCACCATTGGCGGCTTTGGACGGATGCATAAATGCTATATCATCCAGTTGCACACACCACTGAGAGGAATTAAATCCATCCCAAAAGTTGGCATTGGCATTGCGTGTAAATTTGAATTCACTACCTAATGGCAGGTCAAAGGTCTTACCGTATTGGTAAAACAACATCTTGGTGAGTGTTGATTTACCTACACTAGAACCTCCATAGAGGAGCACCGAAAATGGTGATTTACGTTCTTGTTGGGCAGCACGCTTGGTAGTTTCCTCTGAGAGCAACATACACAAGTCGTGGACCAAGCCAGTGATCATGCGCGTTTCTTGTTTACCCACGCGAACAGCGTGCTTTTTAATGGCTTCACCCTTCTCAATCAGGTCACGAAGATCAGCAAGGATCTCGAAACGTTCATGAGGGTTGGTGCCAGTCTGTAACACACGGAATCTAGTCTTCATCTCAATCACTTGATCAAACCATTTCTCGTATGTGGACCCCGAATGATAAATGGGGTCCATGGATCCAGTCTTAAGACACTGGTATCCACGCTCGCACACAAACAAAAGTGTGTCCATCATGCAATGCACGAAATCAGGTCCAGAGTGGAATTTCCGCTTAATAGCTTCGGCTTCCAACTTACTGTAACTGAACAGGTCGAAGTTAACTCCGATCTTCTCGAACAATGACATGCTAAGAGCGTACATTGCGAAATTGTACACCTTCTTAAAGATAGGTGCATTCTTCACTTCCTCGTATTTCCCTAAGAAATCACGACAAGTGGCAAAAGTGTCCTCTGCTGATTGCAAGTCAAAGCCATTGAAAAGGCCATCAAAAAACTTGCAAAGGCGATTGTAGCACTTGCTCGAAAACAAGTTGCAGTCAGGTGTGTTGAATTTCACAAAGACCACAATGGCCATGTAGTAATCATCAACATCCTTCGCTTTAATCAGCATCTTGATGAGGAAGATAACGTCCTCGATCAGTTTGTTAACATAATCGCGATCCC